CTGATTTTATTCTATTATCCACTGATTCTGGAGAAAAAAATGTATTCGGATCTGTAAAATTTGCCGAATTCTTTCCAACAGGCACATACTCATATCTGGTTATCTGTAAATAATCGTAACCATTATTTACTTTTAATGGATACCTATAATTACTTTTATCGCTTGATATTGGATTAGTTCCAGATGCTGGATTTTGTGTAGACCCAGACTGCTGACTTCCAGCTTCTGAATTTTCACTAGTAATTCCATTTCCAATTATTCCTGGAGTAAATATATTTTCTTGCCAGAATTTATTTCTTACATCTGCTGGAAGGTCATTTATTATGCTAGTAGTATTTTGGGTGAGATCATATGAATAATTTTTTAAAAATGATTCAGTATTTGAACCATCTTTAAACACTGTATCTGATTTTACATCCCAAACATTGTTGGAGGAATTCCATTCAGTAAAGGTAGATTCTCCTACTTTAGATACTCTTGGAGACTCTAAATTATCATAGCCAGCTATTTCAAGTAAATTTCCTCCGACTATTGTTCTTTTTGCCATTAAAATGACCTATTAATAGTTACTTTTTTAGTATTTATTTGATTCCCAGTTCATCTTCTGTAATAATCTTAAATTCTATTAATCTATCATCGCACCATTCTTTTGCTGCATTCCATTTCGCTTGATTTACAGCATAAGTTTTTGCTTCATAAAGATAATTTTTAGTAGTTCTTGATTTCTTTACTGGCGGCACTGTTTGCTTTTTTGGCTTGACTTCAATTACATAAGTTTTTATTTGTCCACTTGATTCTTTAACTTTAATAATAAAATCTGGAAAGTACTTATGAACTCTTCCATCAACCGGCGACTTATATGGAATAAAGAATTCTTCAGAACCCCAAGAAATTATATTCTCATTCAAATCGCACCAATGACAAAATTTTCTCTCCCAACTACTTCTACAAATAATATTATTTGGATCGCCTGTATATTTTTTTGGATTTGATGGTTTGTATTTTGATTTTAGACTTTCCGCCATACATAATATATAAACTAAAAGATATTTATAAATGTCTGCTGGAAACCCTAGAAGTTATACCGTAAGTGAATTAAAAACTAGATTTCTTAATATTGCTCAAAATTCAATATACCATATTAAGTTTGGTGTGCCACCTTCTGTAAGTTCTTTTTTATCAACTAGAAGCATAAGCTTTCAAAATATTTCTAATATTGAACTTCTTTGTTCTGAAACTGCTTTGCCAGGAACATCTTTAGCTACACATGAAGCTACAAATGATTATCATGGCGTCACTGAAAAAATGGCATATAGGAGAATGTATGATGATACGATTGATTTGACTTTTTATGTGGATAGGGATTATAGAGTCATTGAGTTTTTTGATAGTTGGATTGATTATATAACAGGACAAGGTACGACATTTTCTAAAGAAGAATACAAAGAAAAAACAGCTTACTATAGGATGAATTACCCTGAAACGTATAAGAGTGATATATTTTTAATGAAATATGAAAAAGATTATGGACAATCCATGCAATACACGTTTGTAAATTCTTTTCCTATTAATATCATCTCAACTCCAATAAACTATGAAGCTAGTCAATTATTAAAATGTACCGTATCATTTTCTTATATTAGATATGTAAGAGAAAGAAAAGGTACAAGCTTTACTGGAACCATTCCCAATCCAAAATCTCCAGGAATAACTGAATTTAATTCTTTTGATTTTTGGAGAAAATCGCCGATTGTGCAAGATTTTGATTATAGTAAATTAGAAAAAGTACTTTCTAATGAGTATTATAATAATGGAATTTTAAGACTATACAAAGAAGGAAATATTGATTTTAGACAAACTTTCGGAGACCCTCTTCAAGATGCCACAAACTTTGGACGCGGTATTGGGTAATAAATATTAATAACTGATTTTTTTGAGAGATCATGCCTTTACCAACCATTGCGACTCCTACTTATGAACTTGAGTTGCCATCCACAGGAAAAACGATTAAATATAGACCATTCCTAGTAAAAGAAGAAAAACTTTTAGTTTTAGCACTAGAATCGGAAGACATTAAAGAGATTTCTAATGCTATTACTGCTGTATTGAAATCTTGTATTCAGACAAAGGGCGTAAAGGTAGAGACTTTACCCACATTTGATATTGAATTTTTATTTTTAAATATTCGCGCCAAATCTGTTGGTGAAGAAATTGAAGTTAATATTACAGCGCCTGATGATAATCAAACACAGGTTTTAGTAAAACTTAATGTTGATGATATAAAAGTACAGAAGAGTAAAAACCATAATAAAACAATAAAACTTGATGATAGTCTAATGATGGACATGAAATACCCATCATTAGATCAATTCATTAAAAACAACTTTGACTTTACGGGAACTTCTTCTTTGAATCAATCTTTTGATTTGATCGCTTCTTGTATTGATAAAATTTATAATCAAGAGGAGGTATGGGTTGCTGAAGATGTTACTAAAAAGGAAGTTGTGGAATTTTTAGAACAGATGAATAGTAAACAGTTCAAAGATGTTGAACAATTCTTTGAAACTATGCCAAAACTATCTCATGAAATTACAATTAAAAACCCAAATACAGAAGTAGAAAGTACTGTTGTATTGGAGGGATTAACAAGTTTTTTCGCCTAGGAATGGTATATATGGATTTGGAAAATTATTATAAAATAAATTTTTCTTTAATTCAATACCATAAATATTCATTATGGGAAGTAGAGAATTTGATTCCTTGGGAAAGAGACGTTTATGTTGCTCTTCTTCAACAGCATCTTGAAGACGAAAAATTAAAGTTACAGCAGCAACAGAATGGCTAGACCTAAAAATTTAAAAAAACTTTATGAATTAAAATTAGGAAAGGCTGTAGTATCCAAGCTTTCTGATGCTCAGCTTTCTACACTTTCAAAGTATTATAATTCTCTTTCTGACAAAGAAAAAGAAGAACTTGATGAAAAAATTTCTAAAGGATCTAAAAACGATCTTTTAGAAATAGCAACTGGTATGATAGAAGAAAATGAAGCTGATGAACCTATCCCCGAAGGTTTGGATGATTTGTTGTCTGAAATAACCGGAAATAAAAAAGATAAGCAAGATCAAAAACAGAAAGATGAAAATGATAAATCTCCATCTCCTCCATCGGCATTAGCAACTATACCAAAAGAAGATAATCAAAAGAAAACAGGAGAACAACAAGATACTATAAATGATGAAGATTTTGTAGAAGAAGAAATTGATTCAAGAATTCTGGATATATTGGGGATTAAAGATACTTTTGATTTGACTTATGGTGAATATAAAAGTCTCTTAAGAGAAAGGGCAACTGCTGCGTGGATAGGGGATCCTAATATATCAACAGAAAATGCTCAATTAATAGCCAATGAGTTTAAGCGTGTAAAGAATAAAGAAAGTGATAAGAAGATTAAGATAAAGAAAAAGGTTGTTAAAGTAGAGGAGTTATTCAAAAGGACAGCAGGTCCAAAAAAACAACAACTAGATCCTAAAAAATTACTTCCTCCAGAAAAAACTGATAAAAAAGAAGACGCAGCACTTTCTCCTGAAAGAAATCGTGAAAGTAGTTTGAATAGAAGTTTATCTTCTATTTTGTCAGTATTAAATGATATTAAATCAATACTCAATGAACAACTATTGTCAGATAGCAAATCTCAAGAATCTTTAAGACGAGAGTATCAAAAATCAGGAAGTAGAGAAAGAGAAGGTAGATTAGAGTCTAAAAAAGATAACTCTAATATAATAAAAGATCTTGCATCAAAAATAGAGATACCATTTTTTGATCGCATTAAAAAATATTTTGGAAATATTTTTGCCGGTTCAGTTGTTGTTGGGTTATTGAATTGGTTGAATGATCCAAAGAATAAAAAAAGTGTAGATAATTTTAAAGAATTTTTTATTAATCAGGGTCCATTAATTCTTGGAGGAATATTAGCTCTTACATTATTACCAGTTGCTAGTACTTTATTGTCATTTAGTGCTGCAATTCTTGGCGGAGCAGCAAAATTGATATCTGCTATACCTTTGTTAAAGGCTGCCATAACTGGATTGGCGACAGCAGCTGCAATGTCAGCAGTAGTTGCTGCCGGAGCAATAATTCCTAAGATGTTTCCTGGTAGAGTGAATGAGCAAGAACGAAAAACTTTAAAGACTCTTGAGGAAAAGTATAAAGGTAATAAAGGGGAAATGGTAAAGGATTTGAAAAATCAGAAGAAAAATTTAAATTTTCTTCAAGTTATTCAAGGTGTCGGTAATGAAATTGATGAGCAAATATCTTTTTTAGAATCTGGAAGAACAAAAATGTATGGATCTACTGGAGAAGATTTAATACTAGAGCAATTAGAAAAACAAGGGCTTCCAAAAGATCAGTTAAATTATCTTAAAGAACTTTATAAACTTGATAAATCTCCAAAAGGATCAGAAAAACTTCAAACAGAAGCAGATAAGAAAAGAGCTCAAGAACTAAGTTCTATGACTCCTGAAAAACTAAAAGAACTTTTTCAAAAAGGAAAATCTCTTGATTTATTTAAGGCCTATAAAGGTGGAGATTCGGAATCTGTCAAAATACCTGGTTTAGGATCTATAGTTGCTGGAACTAACTGGTTTGGTGGAAGACAGCGTAAATATTTTGATGAGAATGGAAAAGAAATATCAGAAGAAGAGATGAATCAAAAATATCGTCTTTATTCTGCCGTATTGGAAAAAAGAAAAAAAGATAAGCAAAAAGAAAAACCTCAAACACCTTCGGGTGGAGGGATGCCAGGACTTCCTCCAAGTGCCGCCCAACCTGGGACTGGACCTACTGGAAATTTAGTTGGGTCTAGTTCTATACCAAATCAAGCAGGGTTGCCGCCATTACCTCCAACAAATACTTTACCAGGAAAGCAACATTATGGTGCTTCTAGAGATAATGGAACAAGAAAACATGCTGGTGTCGATTTTGATATTAGTGGAAATGAAAAATTTTATAGTAGAATTGGTGGTGTTGTTGTCAGTAATCCATTTAGATATGGGGCTGATGGTTGGGGAATTGATATTTACAATCAACAGCTTGGTGTATATGAAAGAATAGCAGAAGCTGCTAAAGTTTTAGTAAAAAAAGGACAAACAGTATCACCTGGCCAAGCGGTTGTACAGGGAGAAAGTGAAACTGGCGTTATTCATTATGAAATTAGGAAAAAGATTGAAGGTGGCTATGAAGGCACTTTAGATCCAATGGCATTTTTGGGGAATCCGACAAGACAAAATGGAACCCCTCCATCTGGCCAAATAGCGGGAATATCCCCGTCCCAAGCTGCTCCATCAATAACTCCTTTCTTTTCATCTCCACTTATAATAACTGGACCATCTAAACCACAGGCCCAATCAGTTAATCCTCCCGGCGGCGGAAGTTCATCTAGTGCTAAACAAGCACCTGTTCCATCGTTCTCTTCGGAAGATCCTAATAATTTTACTACAATGGTAGTAAAAGGAATCTATAATGTGGTAGGATAAAATGTTACCAGTACTAGCATCTGTCGCATCATCTTTATTCAAATCATCTGATGATAAAAAAAAGAATGGTAAAGAGGTGTCTGATAAAATATTCAACAGGAAAACAATAGATTCTAAACCATCTGGGAAAGAAACTGAAAATAAAAGTTCCGCAATCGTAAAGGCTTCAAGAGGTTCAATTAAAACTATATCAGTAGATAAATTATTACCTCCCGGACAAGATCAATCTGAGCAAAGATCTACGCAGACTAATAGACCATCCTCAATTGCTTCCATATTAAAATCTATAAGAAAAGTATTGGTTCAAATAAAAAATACATTAAAGAAAATACTTAATCTAAGGAAAAAATATACAGATTCTCTACGTATTACATCTAATAGAGAGCGTTTTAGAAAAGGGGAAGGTGAATTAGAAAAAAAACCAAATTGGCTATCTGGACTTGCAAACACTATTCCAAATGTACAAATTCCATTTTGGGATAAAATTAAACAATATTTTGGAAATATACTTATTGGATCTTTAGTTTTATTTTTATTAAAAAATATCAATTCTATTATTGATACAATAAGAAAGTTTTTTGAAATTTTAAAAAATATATGGGAAGCATTTAAGCCATTTGTTACTCCGGTATGGGATGCCTTTAAATGGATAGTCAGTGAAGGTGTAAAATTGACCGCTAAAATAATGGGAGTCCCATCACAAGAAGCGGATAAAAATAAAGTGGTGGAAAATTTATCCGAAATACTAAAAAAAATTCCAAGCTTAAATGGGTTGTTTTTTGATATTGAAAATGCTATAAAGAATTTAATACCTGGAGGTGGTGGAGCAACTGGAGGAGAAGCAGCTGGTCAATTAATTCCAGGAGATGCGCCTCCAGAAATTAAAGCCTTAATGTCTACTATTTCTGGCGGTGAAGGGGGACCCAATTCTGTACAGGGAATTGGAGAGGTTCCGGGTCTTTCGGATATGACTATAGATCAGGCAATAGCTAAAGCTAAATCTTATATTGGTAAAGGATCTGAAACTGGAGCATTGGGAGCATTTCAATTTCATTCCTCATATCTAAGGGAAAGGGCGGTTTCTGCAGGATTAAATCCGGCAATTGAAAAGTTTAGTATGGAAAATCAAATTAAAATAATGCGTAATTTTATGGCAGTTGTTTATGGAGAAGGTGGTGAAGTAAAACTATTAGAGTCATTAAAGTCTGGTGGATTACAAACTGATGTATTTCCAAAACTTTCTAGAAATCTTGGTTGGCCATCTTTACCTGGAGGTAGTCAACCTAATGTACACACGCCTCAAGCAGCTTCTAGATATCAAAAATATCTTCAAAAATACTCTCAAGGTGGGGGAACTATGCCTTCGCCATCAACCCCATCCCCAGCCCCAACACAATCTCCAGCACCAGCCCCAGCAGCTACTTTAATACCATCTGGCACGCCATCGCAAATATCTTCAGATAGCCCTAGTGATTCAATTACTGCAGCTGAAAAAATCGATACTGTTCAAATTCAATCATCCCAATCTCAAGCAAGATCTCCGGAACCTATTCAACAATATGCCAATTATGAAAAACCATCACAAGGGCAAGGAGCAATTGTTTTATTACCCGGAAAATCTCAATCACCAATGCCGATGAACAGTGGTGGGGAGGGTGCCATGCCTTCCGTTACAATTTCTCAAACTGACATATTAAATAGTTACTACAGAGCTCAATTAATGGGATTCTTATATAAACAAGGATAATGGCAAATAATTCAGCAACTAGAACTGGCAGTATTAATCAGTTTCAACTTTTCCAGGCAAAAGATAATGGAGAATCAGTAGATCTTTCTGCCGCAGCTCCTGATATAAGATATTATGAAAGCGTCTTATCAAATTCAGTTACTTTGACGGCAACAGTCATTGAGACTGGATTTAGAGATAAAAAATTTAATAACGAGGTAAATTCATCTGGTATTATAGATTCTTTACCTATTAGGGGAGGAGAACAAGGTTTTATTGAATTGGAGGATAATCAACCAGAAAAAAATAAATTAAAATTTAAAAATGACAATGCGTTTTATGTAAATAGAGTTCGTAATATCAATCCAGGCACTCAAAAAGATTTATTTTTCTTAGATTTTTCAACTAGAGAATTTATTTCAAATGAGCAAAGTAGAGTTTTGAAAAGGTTTGATGGATCAATATCCGATAATGTAAGAAGGATACTTTCTGACTCAAATGGATTGAAAACTAAAAAAAATATTGAGGTAGATGAGACTCAAAATAATTATAACTTTATAGGAAATACAAGAAAACCGTTTTATGTTTGCACTTGGTTAGCATCAAAGTCGGCTCCAAAAATTGGTGGAAAAGTAGGAGGAACTGCTGGTTATCTTTTCTATGAAACTTATGATGGATTTAAATTCAAATCTATTGATAAACTATTTGAACAAAAACCAGTAAGAAAATATCTATACACAAATACCGCAGATATTCTTCCTGGATATGATGATAAGGTATTGTCATATAATATAGAAAGAGATATTGATCTTCAACAAAATTTAACTCTAGGAACATACTCAAATACAAGTATATTTTTTGATTTTTATAGATTTCAGTATCAAGAAAGAAAATTTAATGTTGATGATAATCAGAAAGACGTAATAAAAAATGCCGGTTCTAATGACATCCGTTATGTTGCCGATCAATTTAGAACTCCGGTTTCAAGGTTAATGAATCATGTATTAGATATCGGAACTTTGCCAGATGGAACCAATGTTGAGGAACAATTGAAAAATTGGAAAAATAGTCCAGAAACATCAACTTATGACGCAACAAATATTATGGTTCAGAGTATTATGAGATATAATCAGATGTTTACCATAAAAGTAAATATTGTTGTGCCTGGAGATTTTAGTTTAAGAGCCGGTGATCTCATACATTGTGATTTTCCAGAATTGTCAACAGATAAGAACTCGGGCATGAATAAGCAAAGTAGTGGCATATATATGATAGCTAGTCTATGTCATAGAATAACAACATCAGACACTTTTACGAGTTTGACTCTTGTGAGAGACACATTTGGAAGAAAACCAATTAAATGAATATGGAAAAGAAAACTTTACAGCAACATATGGAAGAAGATAGAGAGAAACTATCTGACCCAAATATCAATCCTCAAAGCAGAAGACATTATGAGGATGAATTGACTCAATTAGAGGCATATCAAGAGAAGCATCCAAAAGAAACTAAAGATCCAACATCATTGGAACTTTATTGTGATTCAAATCCAGATGCACCAGAATGTAAAGTATATGAAGTATAATGATTGAACAGGGTTTTTTAAAGAAACATTTTGTAGGTCGTGATGGGTTTATTTGGTGGATAGGTCAGGTTGTAAAAGAATCCGAATGGGTTGTTAATCATCCAGGAAATAGAACTCCGACTACAAATGATCATAAGGGATTTGATTATCGTTATAAAGTTCGCATCATGGGATACCACCCAGAGGAGGTTACTGATGCGGATCTTCCTTGGGCTTCAATTATGCTTCCTGTCACTGCTGGTTCTGGAGCAAGGGGTTCTTCATGCTCTCCAGCATTAAGTCAGGGCGATTTTGTTTATGGATTTTTTCTTGATGGAGAAGATGCCCAGACTCCTATTATTATGGGAATTATTGGCAATAATCAATATGTTTCTATATTAAAGTCACCATCCCAATCAATCTTTCTACCATTTTCTGGATTTACAAACAGAGATACTGTTCCTAGATATGCTCTTCCTCTAGAAAATGAAGATGGAAAAGCAAAGCAACAGACTAATCCGGAATCATCAAAATCTACAACAAACAAAACGGCAATTGAATCTAATGTCGGTCTTGAAGGTAGAACTGATGGCGCATCCAAACAGCAAATGGATGAAGGAAAAAGAAAAATACCATTACAAAGAACTTCTGATTGCGAACCGGTTCCTTTAAGCAAAATACAAACTTCTATAAAAAACTTGATTGCCGATATTCAAAAAATAAGAAAATCTGCGTCTGATTGGAAAACAAAAGTATCTACTAAAATTGACAATATTGAAACGCAAATTAAAAAGAAAATTGATGATGCTGCTGGATATATTACTGGGGGTATTAAATGGCTGATTTCAGAGGTTAAAAAATATATAACAAAAAAAGTAAATGATACTTTAAAAGATACTTACTATGCGATTTTTCCAAATCAGCGTCCGAAGTTAAAGGAAGCCGTTGAAAAATGCAATAATCTTATTGCTTGCTTGTTTAGAAAGATAATTAGCAACCTACTAAAAATGGTAGGTAAATTTTTATTGGAAGCAGCAGATAAATTTATCACCACTCCTCTTTGTGCTGTTGAGAATTTTGTTGGAGCATTGGTTGGAAAATTAACAAATCTTATAACATCGGCATTAGACGCAATCTTAGCCCCAATCAAAGCAATACTTGGAGTATTTGATTTAGCAGATGGAATCTTAAGTTTTGTAATTGATCTATTGAGTTTCTTATCTTGCGACGAAAAGCCAAACTGCGCAGAAATTAAAGAGTGGAGTATTTGGGATGGTCCATCAAATCTCCCTTCTATAGACTTAAGCTCTTTAGTTGGAAAAGTTAAATCGTTTGCTAATTCAGTTAAACAAAGCATCAATCCAGATAATTTTGATTTTGATTTAGATTTTAGTGATGTTTTTCAAGATACATGTAACGTTGGAGCATTGTTCTGCGGACCTCCAAACGTTGAATTTTTTGGAGGTGGTGGATCTGGAGCTGCTGGAAATGCAATTATCGGAGCTGCTGGAAATATTTTAGGAGTGGATATTATTACTCCAGGTTCTGGATACACTGAAAGTCCATTTGTAAATTTTGTAGACCCATGCGGAAAGGGAAGGGGTGCTGTAGGAAGAGTTAGAATTAATTCTAGAGGTGAAGTTGATGATGTTGTTATGGAAGAATCTGGATATGGATACTTAACAGGTCCTGATGGAAGTCGTGGAGGAGATGGAAGAGTTTTTGCTGAACCTGGAGATACCATTGTAAAAAGATCCGATGGAAAATATGACTTACCATATTCCGCAGGAGACCTTATAAATTTACTTCCCGGAGATGAAGTACAATCTTGTTCAAAAGCACCGTATACTGTATCAGAAGCTGGAACTATTGTAGCTCCTTATTGTTCTGATACTATTCCAGTAGTTCCAGATACGAATCTCCCATTGAATGATGAAGGAAAATATCCAGTTGTACTTGAAATAAAAGACATATATATTTCTGATCCTGGATTTAATTATGATGAAAAAGACAATGTTGTTGTTTCTGAAGGGGATGTTGATTTGACAATAAATGTTGATGATGTTGGATCTGTAACAAAGGTAAATGTAAATAAATCAGGAGTTGGATTTAGAAATATTCCAACAATCTTCATTGAGTCTGATACTGGATATAATGCCAAGTTAATACCAGTATTTAATGTTAAAAGAATCGGCCCTCCAACAGAAGAGGAAATTCAAAGCTCTATATTCTTAGATCATATTACAGTAATAGATTGTGTAGGAAAGTTTAATGTCTAATAAAATAAATTACCACTCATATAGACTTGGTAATGATCATGGAGAAATTCGCTTCGGTCATATTCATGACGATGATGTCCTTGCCGGTTTTATGGTCAGGACAGGTGAAGATGGTGGGAGACATTATATCCAAATGGAGAGTAGTGGAAGTTCTGAGAAGGGAAGAAAAGGCGGAACTATTTTTTCATCTCCAGGATCTCATGAAATAGTTTGCGGAAAAGATGTAAACAAAGGGATCCCAGCATTCATCACTGTTGCCGAGAATGGAGATATAGTACTTAATGCCGAAAAAGGCAGAATTAGAATAATTGCGGAAAATATTGATCTTATTGCTACTGGAAATGATGGCAAGAATGGGGTCATTACTCTTGACGGAAATGAAAAAGTAATTGTTAAAGCTCCAATTATTGACGTAAGGTCAACGACTTCTACAAAAATTTTTTCAGAACAAACTGTAGATGTTATTGGTAAAGCCATATTAAATATATACGGCGGACTCATTGATGCTGCTGATGGAGCAACTAAAGTAAATGGTTCTAAAGGTGGAAAATATTCAAATGAACAGAGGTTTAAAAAATGAAATTACCAAAATCCAATTCTTATGACTTATTTTTGAGAGGTAAATTAATTGCTTCTAATGAGATTGATCTTCCACAAGAATGGGAGTCTGTTATTGATGTCAAGTCAATTACAGTTTGTATCACTCCTATTGGAGCCACTCAAAATATTATAATTAAACGAGTAGACACTAAGAAAGTATATTTACAAAGCAGCGGAATCCCTATAGAATGTTATTATCATATTTACGCAGATAAAAAGAAAAATGAAAGTACCTGATTTATTTGTTGGAAAAAGATTATTTGTTGGAGAAGGTAATCCAATTGCTTTAGGACTTGGCCCAAAAGAAGCAAGAGGATCTGCTTACCTTGAAGGTCCAGTTATTATGGGAGATCCTGGTAGCTTTCCAATCGTAAATGCTACAGTGATGATTGGACCGAATATTAACAGCGAATCTAGTGTTCCAGTCGTTCTTGGTGGATTATGCACTCCATTACACAATCCGTATTCTCTTTGTGTTACTGGAGACGCAGCAATATTTGACAATTTAGATGTCCAATTAAACATTGCTGCTGGTAATAATATTATTGCTCAGGGAGAAGTAATGTCCCGTTGTGGTGGACATATTCTTTCTGCTAAAAAGAACTTTGACATTCCGCACCCAACAAAAGATGGATGGAGATTGCGGCATACTTGTCCAGAAGGACCATCTAATGATGTTTATGTAAGAGGTAAAATTAAGGGATCCGATACAATAGAACTTCCGGATTATTGGATTGGATTTGTGGATCCAGAAAGTATTACAGTATCTTTAACTGCAATTGGCTCTTATCAGAATGTGATTGTAGAAAAAATAGAAAATAATAAAGTATATTTAAAATCAGAGACATCAATCAATTGTCATTATCATATTTTTGCCGAAAGGATTGATGGTGAAAAATTAATTACCGAATATGAGGGAAATACTCCAGCCGATTATCCGGGTAATAATCAAGAATATTCTGTATCAGGATTCCACTACGATATTAAGGAGTGATTAAATGTCTAACAAATTTAAGCCAAAATCCACTAAAAATAATAATTGTGACGATCCAATAACAGGCATTGCCCATCCAAGTTTTGATTATATTCATAGAACCACTACAGGAGATGATGACTATCCGATAGAAGCGTGTCCAAGATACCTTCAAGTTAATGCTAAATTTGATAATTTAAATGTATCAGGAACTGTACAAGCAACTACTTTTCAGGGAACAATTAATGTCCAATCTTGGAAAGGATTTGATATTAAACATCCAAACAAAAAAAATTATCGCTTAAGGCATATTTGCTTAGAGGGACCAGAAGCAGGAGTTTATTATAGGGGAAGACTTACTAATTCAAATATCATCAATATCCCCGAATATTGGTATGGTCTTATTGATCCAGAAACTATAACCGTAACGCTAACACAAATTGGATATTCTCAAGATTTAATTATTGATAAAATTGAATGGGGACGTATTATTCGTATTAGATCAGGAAATGGTGCCAATATAGATTGTTATTATACTATTCATGCAGCTCGTGTTGATGGAGATCCTCTTATTATAGAATATGAGGGAGAAACGCCTAATGATTATCCAGGAAATTCTTCTCAATTTTCTATTTCTGGACACGACTATTGATATTATAAATATCTAAAAAATGACTTAAAATGGCATTTGTAGGATTAAATACGGGATCTAGTCCAAACTCGGGAGATGGAGATAGTTTACTTCAAGGTGCTATTAAAATTAACTCTGCCTTTAATGAGCTTTATACCGCACTTGGAGACGGTTCAAATTTACAGATTACAAGTGATAAAGTATCTGAAGGAAATAATAATTTATATTTCACAAATGAAAGGGCGCAAGATACCATTGGGGAAGCAATCAATAATGGAACAAAAACTGGCATATCAGTAACTTATGATGATGCTACCAATAAAATAAATTTCTCCAATTATACTATTACAACCACATCAACTGGAAAAACTTTATCAAATCTTGAGTATTGTACAACAACTGCTAATAATATTTCACTGGTTCTTCCCGCAAGTCCTTCTGTTGGAAATAGAGTAATGGTTGGAGTTGGTGGAAATTTTGCTAATATAAAGATTGAAAGAAATGGAAGTAATATTATGGGAATTGCTGAGGATATGACTATTGATTTTCCTTATATTACTCTAGATTTAATATATATTAATAGCGCACTAGGATGGAGAATAAGCTAATATGAGTACCTTAAGTCAATTTTTTGGTAATAGGGGTAGTAGTGAAATTGTACCTATTGAAGTGTGTCTTATTGGAGGCGGAGGAGGTGGCGGTTGCGATACCACTAATTCTCCCGGAGGAGGTGCTGGCCAAGTTAGATATCTTTTATTAAATGTAAATAAAGGTATCCAATACGATATTATCATAGGCGCAGGTGGAAGAGGTGGTAGTGTAAATCATGAACCAAATACGCCATTAAATGGTGAGCCAACTTATTTCGGATCTTACTTTGCCGATGGAGGAAATGGATACGGTCAACCTACAACATTTGGATCAACCGCAGGAGCTTTGCCTGGTGTAACTCCACCCTCTGTAGTTTTTAATTCAAGCCAATCTGCAGATGGATTTTCTTTACAGAGAAGTGGAAATGTTGGGTTTTTTGGAACTGAATACGAAGTATCTACTTCTGATCCGGATGGACCAATTGGTGGCGGTGGAGGTGGAGCAGGCGGCCCATCCCCAATCAAAAAGCTATTGGATTTTAATGAATTTCAGGGAACATCTGGCGATGGTCATCTTGGAATTAATTTATCATTTATAGGATATCCAACACTTAGGGTTGCTGGTGGAGGCGGTGGAGCAGGATCTTCTACTAATAATAGTTCTAGGGGGTCCGGTGTTGATGGAGGTGGCAGTGGCGGTAGTCGAAATAATCCTGCCGGAAACGGAACAGCAAACACTGGCGGTGGAGGCGGTGGAGGTAATAGAAGTACTACTTATCCTGTGCCAAGTCTTCTTGGAGGTGGCAAAGGCGGATCGGGACTTGTTATTATAAGATATCCGGACGATTATCCAGCTGCAACTGTAAATAATAACGCGACTACGCCAGCGCAGTCTGGGTTTAGAGTTTATCGATGGAATGCTTCTGGGTCAATAATTTTTAATTAAAGGCATTGACATCCTTCCAAGAGTGTCCTATACTACGTTCGTAAACACGAAATCATTCAATGCGAGACGAGTACCTGACACGCTGTGTTGTAGATCCCATTAAGCGCACTGTATATCTTTATTCTAATGAAGGATCTACAAAAGAAGTGGTCTGTGAAACGGTGGATGAATTTATGAATGTATTAGAGTTTGTTCGTTCTACAGTAGATGAAGAAACTCTTTCATATGCATCTCCACTATAATATCTTAGCATAAATATTGAATGTACGAGGAACTTCCATATGAAGTACAGAATAGATACTACATATGCTTGGTACAATAATAAGTCTATTATAGTCTTTATGTATTTTATCAATGGTGTTCCTTTTACATTTGATGACATTCCTGACAGTTACATGTATGATTGCGAAGTATTAGAAATCGCAGACAATAATAGAACTTTTGAGCCTGAAGATTTGTACAAAGCATCATTTTATTTAATTGATGAAGAATGTCATCCTATGTTATTTGAAGTTGAACTTGAAAATCCAGAAATGTTACCGGTAGATTAAGAGGTATTATGTCATTAATATCACAGCAAGATCGCAAAAATGTTGTTGAAGCTTTGGACTTTTATCTCTTCAGCAAAGGACCAGATTTTGCGGAAGAGAAAAGAGCGGAGTTTAATGCTCTTCTCAATTGGATTAAACTAGAACATTTCAAACATGAAGATTCAAATCTGGTACTGTAAGGAAATGACTCTGTGGAGATGGGTAGTTACGGATTCTTCCAGACCAATATGTAAACAAGAATCTGGTCAGAACCAAGATTTTCATAAAGCTTTAACAGAAGTTGAATCTATTATAAATTATTTTATAGATATAAAGAATAAATAAATGCTTACTTATAGAGAATTTTACGAGATTTGCGAGGGAAAAAAATCAACAGATCCCCCTCACGCAGTTCCGGGATCTGTTAAAGATTTGGGAGATGGTGCTAGAACTTATACTCTTCAATCTTATACCGGCCCTTCAGGACCACCATCTAAAAAAGAAATAGAAAAAACAGTAATTAGTAAAAGCGGTGGTAAAGAAGTGAAGAAATATGTTAAAGCAAGAGATAAGAAGAAGAAAAATCCTTGACACATATTTAAATTTGACTTATAATTATAGTGCGATACGTAAGTATCAGTGACCCAAAATGTGTGACTTCAAAACCTCCTTCTGGAGGTTTTGTTGTATGATAAATAAATTATAAGAAACCGTATAAGTGCAATAAAATGGGTCTCAGTCGTCTAGAGAATTTTTTGCGTTCCGTAAGAGGAAATATAATCTATGTTGATCCAAATTCATTAGATTCAACAGATTCAATAGAAAATACTGGAACAGCATTAACAAGACCTTTTAAATCTATCCAAAGAGCTCTTATTGAAGCAGCTAGATTTTCATACTTACCAGGTCCAAACAATGATAGATTTGGGGAAACCACAATTCTTGTCTATCCAGGAGATCATTTAATTGATAATAGACCTGGTTGGATTCCAGATGGTGAAGGAACCTTTAGATTAAGAAATGGTCAAATTTCTTCAGACTTTACTGCCTTTGACCTAAGAACTAATTTTAATGTAACGACTGACAATAACGCACTTTACAAAATGAACTCCATTCATGGTGGAGTAATTGTTCCCAGAGGAACATCTATTGTTGGTATAGATCTCCGTAAGACAAAAATTAGACCGAAGTACGTACCAAATCCAAAAAATTCAAATATTGAAAGATCGGCAATATTTAGATTAACTGGCGGATGTTATCTATCTCAATTTTCAATATTTGATAGTGATATTAATGGACAATCATTTATAGATTATACTGGCAATAAGTATACTCCAAACTTTTCACATCATAAACTGACATGTTTTGAATATGCTGATGGTTACAATAAGATTGATATTAACGATGATTTCCAAATATATTCTACTGATAGAACAGATTTAGATGTATATTATGAAAAATTGAGTCTTGCTTATGGACCAAGCGCAAGAGAAATACTTCCAGATTATCCAGATGATGTGGATATTGAAACAAAAATTGATGAATATAGAATTGTAGGCTCTAGAGGAGAAGAAGTAGGAATAAGTAGTATCTTCTCTGGAGATGGAGTTACGGCAAATAAAACCATTACGGTATTCCTTGAAAGTGAAGTAGAAGGATTGGCTGTAGATACTCCAATAAGAATTGATGGAGCTGTAGTGGAAGGTTATGATGGTCAATATATTGTTAAAAATGTAGTAAGTCCAACACAAATTCAATTTGAAACTACTGTCATCCCAACAGGTCCTGATGGAGGAACGGGTGGTACATTAAGTATTGTTTCTGATACTGTAACTTCAGCATCTCCATATATCTTTAATTGTTCCTTGAGATCTGTATATGGAATGTGCGGATTACATGCTGATGGAGATTCTGTTGAAGGTTTTAGAAGTATTGTAGTAGCTCAGTTTACTGGAATCTCACTACAGAAAGATAATGATGCTTTTGTAAAATATGATCCTCAGTCTGGTAAATATTTGGATTCTGAAGATGTTCCGAATATTTACTCAGATTCTCTTGGAAGATATAAACCAGAATACGAGAACTATCATATTAAAGCAAGTAATAATGCATTTATTCAGTGCGTATCTATCTTTGCGATTGGGTTTGCTCAGCAGTTTGAAGCAGCAAGTGGTGGAGATCAATCAATAACAAACTCAAATTCAAACTTTGGTGCAAAGGCATTATTATCTCGTGGATTTAGAAAAGATAAATTTATTAGAGATGATCTTGGTTACATTACTCATATAATTCCAGCAAAACAAAATATTTCCGATACTATTAATATTGAATATTTGGGATATGATGCCGCAAAAACTGTTTCTGTTGGGTCAACAACAAGATTATATTTATACAATCAGACTGATGAATCATCTCCCCCAGAACATATAATCAACGGTTTCAGAATAGGGGCAAAAAAAGATGATGTTTTATATTTGCCATTTTCTTCAGGCATATATAGTGCTCCTATTATTATGGGAGAAAATTATCAATTCGCTTATGAAAAATCTTATAAGGTTGCAAAGCAAATTGACGGGATAACTAATTCAATTTCATCAAATATTATATCATTACAAACATCTCACCAGCTCCAAGATGGAGAGTCTGTAAGATTGATAAGTGACACTGGAGAACTTCCAGATAAGGTAGAATCTAATAGAGTTTACTATGCGATTACTTCTGGATTATCCGCAAATCAACTCAAAATAGCAAGCTCATTTAATGATGCTATTAGTAATAATAGTGTTGATATTTACAGTAATGAGGCATCAAATATTAAAGTAGTAAGCAGAGTTTCTGATAAAAAATCAGGTGATGTCGGACATCCTGTACAATATGATGATGTAGAGGGTCAGTGGTATATAACTGCCAAACTCCCAAGTGCTTTCTTAACAGCACTTGGACTTTTGAATCTTGATCCAGAATCAACTACTTTATCTACTGGTCAAAGAACATACATTCAAAGACTCGTTGACAGTAGAGCATTAGAAGATAAACTTTATAAAATTAGATATGTAATACCAAAAAATACGGATGTAAAGTCTAGAACCCCTCTTGACGGTTATATCATACAATCATCCACTTCAATTCCAGAAAGTGATGCTGAGGTAAGCTATCAGTATGGATTATCTACAGTAAAAACTTTAGATGCAGAAAATCAACTTAGAAGCACACGATTTATATCAAATGCTTCTTGGGATGGAACTTCAGCAACTATAACGACTGAACTTCCTCATAGATTAAGTATTGGTTCTCAAGTTGATATTTTAAATATTTTAAGCACATCCAATGTTTCCGGAACTTACAATTCCGGATATAATGGTCTGTATACAGTTACTCAAATTACAAGTTCTAGATCATTTAAATACACTTTATCTTCAGATCCAGGAACCTTCTTAGATAACACTTCAACAAGAACCAGAGCATTACCTCGCTTTGATCGCAAACAATATGATGGAACATATTTCATCTATAAGTCTCAAGAACTTCAAGAATATGTTCATCAAAAACAAGATGGCATTTATTATTTGACCGTATTGAGTTCTTCAACAACTCCAAATGTAGATCCATTTACTAATTTCAAATTATCTCAACCGATTAAAAATTTATATCCAGAAATTGATAGAGATAATTTAAATTCGGATCCAGATCCAACTGAATGTTTTGCCCTCCCGGATCCAATTGGGCAAGTAGTTGTAAATAATCCAGAGAAAAGTATTACAAAAGAATCAATAAATGATATACTAATTGAGAATTCGGTAGGATTTGGAGTTACTTATATTAGTACTACTAGCGGATTTACGCACATGATTTTTACAAATATAGATCATGGACTGAATCCAATCACTAGTCTAACAATTTCAAATTCCGGAAATGCTTATGGCACAATTTCTGGATCAATACAAACATTATATAATGCCGATCTAACTGGTGGTTCTGGAGAAGGTGCTTCTGCTGTAGTAAAGACTAATACTTCTGGATCAATTACAGAAATTGAAATTATGAGCGGTGGTAGCGGTTATGTTGTGGGAGATGTTTTAACAGTTACTGGGGTGGCCACAACAACCGGACATTCTCCAGCAACGGTAACAGTAAATTCAATCTACAATCATGTAGGTGAAATTTTACAAATATCCGGCGTAGGTGAAGATTATGAACAATATAATACTCTTTATAGAATACTTAGTGTAGATGGAAGTAAAAAAGTAACAGCAGAAAGTGCTACAAATATTTCTCATTCATCAGTATCTCAGGAAAAACTTACAAATTCAAATTGCCATTTAACTGGAGGTCTCCATATTAATGGAGGTGGTGTAAATGGAGGATTTCAAGTATATTATAATGCTTTAGTGGAAACTGATGGCATTCAAACGTTCCTTAAAGTTGTTCTTTATAATACACAAAGACCTAAACAACTAAAAGTTGGTCAGAAAATAATTTTAAAGACATTAGCAAACGCCTCAAGGGAATTTGTTATTACTGGATTGGCGAGATATGCTAATAAAGATGGTTTTACAATAGAAGCGGTTGATAATACTCCAAATCTAGCTTTTCTTGGTTCAAATCCAAGAACATTCCCATATGGCCATTACTCATCATCCTACGGAAACAATACAGAGGACAATGAAAATAGAGTAGTTACAAAGTATGGTGGAGTCATGTCTACATTGACATCTACAATTACTAACACAACTACAACTATAGGAATTAGCAATCTAAGTTCATTAGGGCTTAAGATCGGAGATTATCTTGAAATAAACAATGAAATTGTAAGAATATCAAGATCTGTTTCTGGTTCTTCTATTCAAGCATTCCGAGGATTATTGGGAACCCAAAGTAGGTCTCATGGAACTGGCTCTTATGTTAAAAAGATAATTATTACTCCAATAGAATTTAGAAGAAATTCTATTCTAAGAGCTTCTGGACATACGTTTGAATATGTTGGATTTGGACCAGGAAACTATTCAAATTCATTACCGGAAAGACAAGATAGACAAATAAGCGAAGAAGAAGAAATTATTTCACAGTCATTAAAAATTGATGGGGGAGTTACTGTTTATACTGGAATGAATAATGATGGTGATTTTTATATTGGAAATAAAATTATAAATTCCTCTACTGGTAATGAAAGCGTATTTGATTCTCCGATTCCATCATTAAGAGGTGATAAGACGGATAATAAATTTAATAATATTATAAACACAGAAAAAGCCAATATTACAGATTCTATTAAAGTTGAGGGCGGTCCAGATGGAACTTCAATTTCCGAATTTAATAGTCCAGTAATATTCAATAACAGATTAACTTCAAATTCTGGATTTGGAATTGAAAGTAATTCAATTTATATTCAAGGTAATGAAACCGTCTCTAGAAAATATACAGTTACTAGTTCAGAACCTACAATAATAGGAAACGTAGGTGATGTTGAGTATTATTCAAGACCAGAAGATGGGGAATTCAGTGGGTGGATTTACACTAGAAATAATGCTTGGAGAAAATATGGACCAGTCCAAAATGCGGATGGAGCGTATGAAGGAACTTGGAATGGAACATTTGAAGGTACATTTTATGGAGATGCTTCCGGATTAACTGGACTAGATTCTGCATGGAAGAGAACAAGTGCTGGCATACATACATCAGTGAATGTCGGTATTGGTACAGAACAGGCAAGTAGTATTCATAAACTTGAAGTTAATGGATCCACTAACATTAAAGGAGTATTAAATGTTGGAGAAATTATAGAACGAGTTACAATTGATTCTTCAACCGAACTTGGAAATCCATTATCACCAACAACAAATATTAATCTTGGAGATAATAATGTATATTATTTTACTCGTTCCGCAACGCAAAATTGGGGTATAAATTTTAGATCAAGCGCTTCTCAATCTTTAGATCAATTTATGAGTGTTGGTCAAACATTGACAGTTGCAATAATGACAACGCAAGGAGCAAATGCTTATTATAATAATACTACTTCAATTGATGGAGCAGCAATCACAGTATTTGAGTATGGCGATTTGGAAATTATAGAAGGAAACCCTGATGGTATTGATATGTACACTTATGTCATTATTAAAAAATCTAATACTGGTTCAATACCTAACAAATTCACAGTATTAAGATCATTATCCCAATATAAACAGCAGTAGTAAAGAACCATGCCATTACTCGGAGCTATTGGTAACGCCTCAAAACATTCTTTTAGGGGTAATTATGATAATTATCCATTTGATATAGATTTTGGCGATTTAGTTAATGTACAACCTGGAAAAATCTATAAAACTTCTTTTAAATTAATTGAAGACATTAATTATAAAGTTCCATTAACTATAAGTGGTGATGGTGAATATTATATTGGAGATTCTAGTTTTAGTAAAACTTTTGATAACTCCATCACTTCATTTGACCAAACTCCAACAACATTTGATGCGGATTTTCCTGAACTTGACTATAGCACTCAACCAACATATGTTAGAAATGGTGACATAGTTTCTTTGAGAGTAATTGGTATACCTCCGGTAAAGGTTGAAGAATCTACTTTTTTTGTTGATAGAAATTCTAATGAAATTGAAATTTCTTTATTAAATCCGATTAATTTTGTATTAAGATCAGGAAATTATTCCTTTAATCCAAATGGCCAAGCTATAATTGAAGATAAGCAATCGCAACAAGAAAATTATATACCTCCAGAGTATTATGGGAAAACATATACTACAAATGTGACTATAGGAAAAAAAGAATTTGTTTGGAAAGTTACAACACAAAATGCGTCATTGGCTCAAAACTTTTCTTTCCCACCATTGACAAATGTGTTTACTAATACAAGTGTTATTAGTGAACCTTACATTGTAACTGGGTTAAGTGAAAACTTTAACTATGAGGCAGATATAATTACGACAACTGGAAATGGAACATTAAGTGTAAATTATGGGCCGTTTCTGAAAAAAGTTTCAGTAAAAAATGGAGATAATCTAAGAGTAAGAGCCACATCTTCTACAGATACGGATACAGAACTTAGTATTGGAGTTAGAATATCTTTAAATCAAACAACATCTCAGTCAATTACATATTGGTCAGTAAAAACATTAGATAATGTCCCTTCAAATTTAAATACTTTACAAAATGCTACAAATTGCGAGTTAGAAACTGGCATCTTTAGCAATAAAATAACAATTTCTGGCCTAAGTCCAAATATTGATTTTAATATTTCTATTACAAATGGAGATGGTTTATTATCAGTAAATGATCGCCAATATACAAAATCTGATAAGATAAGAAACGGAAATACATTACAATTATTTACAAGATCTTCATATATTTGGGAAGATGAAAAGGAAATCACTGTAACTATTGAAAATACATCTCATACTTGGAAAGTGACAAATAGAACGATTAGAGTAAACAAAGATCTTTATGCTAGCTTTCTTTGTTTCGCTTTACCTTTAGAATATTATAGTGCTTTAGATTATGAATCTGGAAAAAATAGAATTCCTGATGATGTTACTGAGGAGATTAAATTCCTTAGCACCGGTAGATCCGAAACAACAGAACCGCCATCTATAATAACAGGTTCAAACACCTATCAATCGTTTCAAAATGAAATACCTTTAGAATCTAGGATAAGTAAGTATTATACTCATTCATATCAACTTGAGAAAGAAGCTACACAAACCAAAAAAACAAATGAATTAAGTTACTTTAATTTAAAAACAAAACCTTATTATGCTTTAAGAGCAAATGATTTTACTCTGCAGTTTTGGTTTAGAACGTCTGGTTTTGATTTTAATGGAACTCCTGGATTATCAATTATACGTCCCCAATACTTTGAATCTAAAGATCAGGACAAATATGTTCCTATAGTATATTTAAAGGGCGATAATTGGCAAAATTCCAATGGATTTAAAAGGGGACTTTTATTTGGTTATGTAGATCAACAAACAGGTCAATCAAAAACAATAGTAGAAACTAATGAGCAAGTTTTCCGAGAAAATGTTTGGCATCATGTTGCTGTTGTTAAGTCCTCCGGACTGTATATAATTTTAATTGATGGAGTTCGTAGAGCATCGGCCACACTTACAACTCAAATTGATTTTACTGGATATATTTACGATTTCTTCAGAACTGATGGACTGGTAAAGCTTTATAATCAAAACACTTATTTTCAAGATTTTAGATTATATAATAATGCATATGTTCTTGGGTTAAATTCTATTAATGAATTTAAAAGATATGACCCAACATCTATTGTTCCAATATTAGAAAGATATAAAGACTCAGCAGAGGATATAAATCCACTTTCTGATTTGTATTATGACAGTCAAGGAAGAGCCTTAATTTTCTCAACAAATACAGCATTAAAAGATCCGAGAACTTTATCAAAAACTACTAGTAAAGTCCTTCCCGGAACTGATAGTTGTATTGATGACGTAAGATGGAAACAAATTTTAGCACTTGTTGAAAATGATACAAGCACTACTGGTTATAGATTAGCAATTCAAAGTAATAATCTAACATTTATTGCTAAAGCTACTGATAGAAATCTTTATAAGTTGATAAAATCTAATAGATTTACTTTAAGAGAAAGTCTCACTGAGTGGACCGATTTTTATACTGCTTCTAATTCTTCATTTAAAATAGATGTA